ACGGAAAAAAAGTATGGCAAAGATAACACCAGATTCCCCCTAAACTCCTACGGCGAGCTGCGGCGTCGAAAAGTTAGATGAATGCGTGGGGGGCCATTTTCATGGAGCGCAATTTAGCTAACCGCAGTACCTTTAAGCCATGTTCCTTAATGCTACTTTTAGGGAGGTGGGTTTTAGCCCTTCCCGTAGGCGAAATTGGGCTTATTATCCTTTTTGCTCTGTTTCTGATAACTTATTAGTATGAGACAGATCGCCGTTATAGAATGGAAGCATATAGAGCCAGGCGGGATGCCAGCAGATACTGGCACTTTCCTGGTTGCATTCACTGACGGCACTGTAGAGTCATATCCAATAGACAGCCACGATTTAGAGGCTGGAGAAATCAGAGCAGGAGCAGCGAAAGGGACATATTGGGCCAACCCAATACCCCATCCAGATGCGTAATGGCAGAAACCCGAGCACAGAAAAATAGGGCTATCCGTAAGGATGAAATTAGAGCGTATTTGGCCGAGAGGGGTAGGGTGGAGTATGTCTTTGATAACATTGAGAAAATCGAGCAACTGGACGTAAATTCGCAGGGGTTCCATAAAGAGCTTTTAAAGATCAAAACCGCCAACGATCAGCGCATTAGAATGCTTAATAAATACCTGCCTGACGTTAAAGAGGAAGTGCAGGATTACGTTGATCTGCCGCCAATGGTGATAAAGCTGGCTAGTGATGCAGCTGACTAAGCCGCAGACAGTCATATTTACAGACAGCTCCAGGTTTCGGGTTGTCGTTGCTGGCAGGCGGTTTGGCAAGACCTTCCTATCTACTGCAGAGCTAATTAGGGCAGCGCTGTCAGCTGAAAAGCGCAACTGCTGGTATATCGCGCCTACCTACAAGGCAGCCAAGGAAATAGCCTGGTCGATGCTAGTGCAGGCTATCCCTGGCGAATATGTTACTAAGACCAATGAAACGGCACTCAGTCTACACCTAGCTAATGGGTCGGTTATTAGCCTAAAGGGCGCAGAGAAGCCAGACAACCTTAGAGGCAGGGCGCTAGACTTCTGCGTGCTGGATGAGTTCGCCGATATGCGAAAGGAGGCATGGCATGAGGTCATCAGGCCGTCGTTATCGGATCGTAAGGGATCAGCGATATTCATTGGCACGCCTAAAGGCCGTAATCACTTCTATGATCTCTGGACTAAGGGCGCGGATAAAGATGAGGGCTGGTCATCTTATCAATACACTACGCTGCAAGGCGGCAATGTTGACCAGGAAGAAATAGAGGCAGCCAAGCATGACCTGGATGAGCGCACGTTTACCCAGGAATACCAGGCGCAGTTTGTTAATTACTCGGGCGTCATTTACTACAACTTCAAGCGCGAGGAGTCTGTAAGGCGCTATCTAGGAGAGCCAGGCCAGGTGCTAATAGGCATGGACTTTAACCTCGATCCGATGTCTGCGGTTGTTATGACCAGGCAGAGCGGCAGCCTGCATATCTTTGATGAGATTGTTATTTTCGGTTCCAACACTGATGAGATGGCCGATGAGATCAGCAGGCGATATGGTCGCAAAAATGTTACGATATACCCTGACCCAGCTTGTCGCCAACGTAAGACCAGCGCAGGTGGGCGCACAGATTTGTCGATACTGCAGAATGCAGGCTTTGAGGTGAGGGTACGAAACTCACACTCAGCAGTGAGGGATAGGATTAATGCAGTCAACTCAAGGCTGCAAGCAGCGGATGGCGTGAGGCATTTGTTTGTCGATCCAAAATGCAAAAAGACGATTGAAAGCCTTGAGCGCCAAACGTATAAGCCAGGCACTAGCCAGCCCGAAAAAGACGGGTTCGATCACATGAATGACGCGCTCGGGTATGCGGTTGATTATCTCTATCCGATCCGCAAGCAACATGAGGCTGCTGCGCCTCAACGGTGGACTTGATGCTTATTAACCATGATATTGAATATCAGCACCCAGACTATGAGAACCATGTAGACCGCTGGGAGTTTTATTTACGCAGTTACATGGGCGGCCAGGATTACCAGGATGGCTCATATCTAACCAGGTATCTCAATGAGGACGCCAAGGCGTATGATCGGCGTATAGCCTTAACGCCATTGGATAATCACTGCCGCAACGTAATCCATGTGTACAGCTCGTTTCTGTGGCGCGTTCCACCCACCAGAAACTTTGGCCCCCTTGAAGGTAGCCCAGAGCTGCAGGCTTTCTTGCATGATGCCAACCTAGACGGCCAATCATTTGATAGCTTTATGCGCGAGGCGCAGATATGGTCTAGCGTCTACGGCCATGTCTGGGTTATGTGTGACAAACCACGCAGCCAGGCTGGCACCAGGGCAGAAGAGCTAGAGCAAGAGATCAGGCCGTATGTCACGCTAATAACGCCAGAAAACGTCTATGATTGGCGATGGGAGCGCCAGGCTTCTGGCAGGCATCAGCTGACCTATTTAAAGATCAGGGAGTCTGTGCATCGTTTAGACGGCACCACAACCATAGTCTATTTCAGAGAGTGGACGCGGGAAGAGGTAAAGCTAATCAAGTATGACGGTGCAGAGAGCGCTGTTATTGAGGTGATACCTAACCCCATCGGCGTAATCCCTGCAGTGTATCTACCTGCTAACCGTTCGATTGTTCGCGGTATTGGCATTAGTGATATCTCAGATATTGCCTATATGCAGAAAGCGATCTACCAGGAGCTTAGCGAGATTGAGCAGCTGATAAGGATTAGCAACCATCCCACCCTAGTTAAGACCTATGACACAGACGCCAGCGCAGGAGCTGGGGCAATCATTAATATCAGCGATGATATGGACTCTGGGTTAGTGCCATATCAGATGCAGCCATCAGGGGCCAACCTGGACGCCATCAGAGCCGCTATAACGGACAAAATAGAGTCTATCAATAGGATGGCCCACATGGGCGCAGTGCGCGGCACAGAGGCAATCACGCAGTCTGGTGTGGCCATGCAGACAGAGTTCCAGATGCTAAACGCCAAGCTGGCTGAGAAAGCTGACATTCTGGAGCTGGCAGAGGAGCAACTGTGGGGGTTCTATTGTCAATGGCAGCAGATTAAGCCAGAGGTAGAGGTTAATTACCCTGATAGCTTTGATATCCGCGATTACGCCTCAGAGCTGCAGTTTTTGCAGCAGGTTAGAGCTAGTGGCGTTAGATCGGCAACCATGCTGCAAGAGGTTGACAAGCAGATTGCTGACCTGGTGCTAGATGATGAGGTGCTAAACAAGGCACACCAGGAAATAGAGGCGAGCACAAGGGCGCTAGGAGACTTTACTGGCGCAGCTGCCCAGGCACCCAGCGCTGAGTAATGCCTACAGAGCAGGAGCATGATGAGTACCTGGACGCCCTGGCAGATGCCCATGAGGGCAGGCTACTTGATGCGCTGCAGCGAGCAGAGGAAAGGATTGCAGCCTACCTCAATGGTGCGCCGGTTACAGACGGCAGCCTGTTTGATCTTGAGTGGGCTATATCAAGCAGGCGAGAAATACAGCGCATTCTGGAAGAGGAATACGGCGCTGCTGTTCAATCTATCCTGGACGATTATCCTAGTACCGCTATCCGCGCCCTGGATATGCTCAATACTTATGGGGATTTCACACAAACAAGCCCTGATGTCATTAGGCAGCTTCAGCGTCTGACGTTCCAGGGCTTTGAGGATATATCGGCTACATATCTCGACACCATAGCCAACGAAATCTATCAGAATGCCCTAACGGGGCGATCTAAAGAGCAGATGATTAAGAGCATTAGGCAGACCATCAATGGCGTCTATATGCAGAGCGACCAGGCCGAAATTAACCGATTGGTCGATATTGCCAAGAATGGCACCCCAGCGCAGTCAAAGGCCGCGATAGACAAGCTGCACACTGTCTACGCTGCGGATAGGGCAGGCAACAATATGCGGCGTTACGCGACACAGATAGCCCAGGACAGCTTGATGCAGTTTGACGCTGCTATCAACGTCAACGCAGGCATTGAGGCAGGCGCTACGAAATGGAAGTATTACGGCGATATCATTAGGGATTCTAGGCAATTCTGCAGAGATCACGTTGGTAATACCTACACCACAGAAGAAATAGAGGAAATCTGGCAAGGCTCTTGGTCTGGCAAAAGCTCTAGCGATGCCTTTACCGCCAGGGGAGGCTATAACTGCCGCCACCATTGGCGTCCTATCATAGATGAGGATGATGTAGACCAGTTTACGCAGCCAGTCGTAGAGCCAGAGCCAGAAGAGGAAGAGGTAAGCCCTGATCTGCCACCTGTAGAGGCTAAGAGCAAAAGCACTAAAGCAATGACCGCCCAAGCAGAGGCAGCCAGCAAGGCCACCTCGCCAGATCGCTCTGATGCCGCCTATTTAGACCGTGACGGCGAATTGCCGGTTAGGTTCAAGGCTAATACCCGTAAGCGTGGCCAGCTCAATAGGGACGCAGCCCTGGCTTCCTACGGCAAGGTGTCGATTGGCAGCCTGGGGCCAGAAGGTGCCGCAATCCTTAATCAGCTGCTGAAAGAAACTGCAGACCTCGGGAAGCGCTTTAAAACCCCACCAATCAGAGGGATTAATGCGCTGAGAGGTGACAGTGCAGCTGCTAACATGGGCGACGGCGTTATGGGCATTAAGGCGGCGTATTTCAACAGATACGCAGGCCAAGCCTACACGAGTCGTGAAAAGCGACAGGTCAGCCTGGCTGCAGCTAACGCTAAATATGATGAGCTAAAACAGGATTTTCAGCAGGCTTATTCAGAGTCCTTGGCGCTCAGAAGCGCTCTAAGCGAAAAATACGGGGGGCTTGGCGCAGCAAGTAGGAGTGATGAGTGGGCTGATTATATTGCGTTACGAGATGCAGCAGAGAAAAAGCGCAAGGCGGTCAACAAGCAGGCTGATATAGTCAACGCGCTTAATGACCAAAATAGAGAACGGCAGATTAGCACCTTTGCCAGAGGCGATGATTTGGCCGAGCGCCCACGATTGGCTGGCTCATACTTTGAGAATCCTGCAGATGAGCTGCGGAGCGTCGTTTATCACGAATATGGCCACCTAGTGCACCAGGAGTCCTGGCGTCAATTTACTGACAAGGACAGCACATCATTTGAGCGATACCTGGCAAGTCTATTCTATGGGCCAGGAGGGCGAAGAAATAAAGATAGATTTTTCCCTACCAAATACTCAGAAACAAACCCAGAGGAATGGTTTGCAGAGAGCTTTAGCCTGTACAACATGGGCAGAAAAGACCTGGTTGATGAGAAGCTGGTAGAGCTTTTAGATGCAATCGCAGCGAGCAATGGCAGGCTGCGGGTGTTTGATGGTTGGGACTTTGATAAGGGGAGGCCAGTATAATGAGCGCAGCATTTAATGAGGCAGAGCGGTTGGTGCAGGAAAACCCCATGCCGCCAGATATCATTGAGCTTTTAGACAATTTGCGAGAAGATATTGACCCAGATGAGCAGGACGACTTTTTCTGGTTTTATGAGGCAGCATCCCTGCAATCAAGATTAATCACAGAGGAGGATTAGATATGCCAGGACATTATGGACGCAAGAAGAAAAAGAAAAAATCCCGCTAATTTGATAAACTTAACCCACTCCGTAGGAGGTTCGTTACATGAGCGACGAAATCATGGCAGAAGCGGCTACTGAGGCCGTAGAGCAGGAAGTTGTAGAAACTCAGGTACTTAAGACATTTACGCAAGAGGAATTGGACCGGATAGTGGCTGATCGGGTTGCCAGGACAAAAAGGCAATACGATAAGAAACTAGAGGGCGTGGACTTAGAGGAAGCGCGGCAGCTGCTGCAGGAGAGGCAAAATGCTGACCTGGAAAAGCAGAAAGAGCGCGGAGAATTTGAGTCTATCCTTAAGCAGACTGTTGAAAAGAAAGATCAGGAGATTAGCAGTTACAAGCAGCGGCTAGAGGCTACCCTGGTTGACCAGGCGCTATTGTCGGCAGCGGCGGGTAACGGTGCGGTATCTCCAGATCAAGTCAGTCAGCTGTTGCGTGGCTCCGTTGCGCTATCTGAAGATGGCACTGTCGAGGTATACGATGCAAATGGGACGCCACGGTACGGGGACAATGGCGATCTGCTAACTGTGCAGCAGTTAGTGGCAGAATTTTTAACGGCTAATCCGCATTTTGTGAAAGCATCGGCAGGCGGTGCAGGATCAAGCGGAGCGGCTGGAGGTTCTACGAGCAAGCCTTTAAGTTACTCGGAAATGTTAAACAAAGGCGAGGAGGGTATGCGCTTATTCCGCGAGCAGAAGCTGCGAGAGGCTGCCCGATAACTTAAAGGAATCTTAAAATGGCTAATGAAACTACTTCAACAACTTTAGACGATCTGTTTGCGAATATCATTCTGCAAGCACGATTCACCGCAGAAGAGCAGTCCATCATGCTTGGGCTGGTTACTCGTTATGACATCGGCAACGTGGCAGGCAAAACTGTCCAGGTGCCTAAGTATCCTGCAATCTCTGCTGCTAACCTCACGGAAGGCACTGACATGAGCGCAACGCAGGTATCAACGTCTAGCGTAACCGTAACGGTTGGCGAAGTTGGCGCACAGGTTGTGCTGACTGACCTGGCTGCTATGGGCGCTGGCAACCCTGCTGCAGAGCTGGGAACCGTCCTGGGTAACGCTATCGCTACCAAGATGGATACAGACCTCATTGCTCTGTTTGATGGCTTCAGCACTTCCTTGGGTGCTACTACTCAAGAAATCACTGTTGCTGACATCTTTAACGCGGCTTCACGTTTGCGAGCGGCTAAGGCTCCTGGCCAATACTCTGCTGTATTGCACCCGTATCAGGCTTATCAGCTGAAGGCCAACATGACCAACACCTTTGCAAACCCCAATGGCGGTGACTTGCAGAATGAGGCTATGCGGTCTGGCTTTATCGGCACTGTTGCTGGTGTGAACATCTACGAGTCAGCCAACGTCAGCATTGATGGCTCTGGTGATTCTAAGGGCGCTGTATTTGCTCCCGAAGCTATCGCTATCGCTATGAAGCGTGACTTCAACATTGAGACTGAGCGCAACGCATCTCTGCGTGCATTTGAGTTGAACGCTACTGCCGTCTATGGCGTTGCAGAGCTTGATGACTCCTATGGCGTAGAAATGTACTTCGACGCTGGACTCTAAGGTACTCGCGCCCCTACGGGGGCGCTTTCCCTTATGGCTATTGTATATCGTGGTGAACGCTTTGAGGACTACAACGTGCCTAAGCGCACCAGGAACCACCCCACAAAGAGCCACGCAGTTCTGGTTAAAAAGGGGGACATAATCAAGCTGGTCAGATTTGGAGGCCAGGGCGCAAAGACTTATCCCCCAAGGGACGGAGAGTCAGAGCGCGATAAGGCAATGCGAAGAGCCTGGTATGCCAGGCATGGCGATACCTTAAAGGGCGCAACTGTTCTGGACGCAATTTATTGGGCTGCGAAGGTGAAATGGTGAGCTGATGGCATTTTCTACTGATTACAACTTGCAAGAGATCGTGCCAGACATCCTGAGCTTTGGCATAGAAAACTTCATTGATGAGCACGCGACTGCTCAGGCAGAGCTTACCCGCGAGATTAGAAACCGCTGGTGGCATCGTCGCGGTATTGCTGGCGAGATGGACGCAACTAAGCTAACAGACAGCCAATGGACAAAGGCTAATAGTTACTTGGTGCTGTGGAAGTATGCGCTGCCTAAGCTGACTAACTGGGTCGATAATGACC